GAAGGACTCTGGTTTCCCTTGGGAGCCTTGTGTGATGAAGCCTGATTCAACTGCTATCTTCTCCTTCCCTATGAAGACACCCTCAGGTGCTCGTCTGCGTGAGGACTTGTCAGCTATTGAACACTTGGACTTGTGGTTGACATTCCAGCGCCATTGGTGTGAGCATAAGCCATCTGTTACAATCTCAGTCAATGAGAATGAATGGCCTAAGGTAGGAGCGTGGACATGGGAGAACTTCGATGAGATCACTGGTGTCTCGTATCTACCTATGGATGGTGGAACTTATCGTCAGGCTCCCTATGAAGCCATTGACGAAAATACGTATAATGCTCTTCTTAGTGGGATGCCTACAACGATCGATTGGGAAAATATGCGTGAAGTCACAGACAACGTCGAAGGTGCTCAAACCCTGAGCTGTACCGCTGGTGGCTGTGAGATCTAAAACATGAAGACAATCGTATACACAAAAGACAACTGTCCAGCGTGTGTGCAACTGAAGACAAAGTTAGCTCTGGAAGGGGTTGACTTTGTTGAGGTTCACCTAGGCAAGGATATGAGCATTGAAGCATTCAAAGAGAAGTTCCCTCTAGTGCGTTCAGTCCCTTACATGGAATACACAAAGGATGCGACATGGTGATTGACTTCAACTGGTCAGGAGGTCTTGTACTAGGTATTGTCCACACGGATGAGGCTCTAGTGGAGATTGAGGAAGGTGAGTTTGAGTTCTGTCAAGCTATCATTCTCCATCTAGGATTCTTTAACGTAGCAATACTGTTCTACTAACCCTAGAAACTAAGAAGCCCTCTAATGAGGGCTTTCTTTTTAGAACTCAGCTAAGACTGCTTTGTATCGTTTCTCTCGATCTTCTAAGCCTATAAAGCCTCCGTTGATCTTCTTTGTCATTCCTTTGATATCACCGCTGTCTGCGAATGAGGATAAGGAATTAGCTTTCCAGAACCATCCTGCTGATCTTGCAGCGTTGAGAGGTTCAAGCAGCATGTCAGGATTACCGACAAGATCGATACCCAAAGCATGTCCACAACGTGCATAGTTGTCCTTTCCTGTGAGCTGTTTAAGCCCTCTTCCTCGATACTTCCAGCCTTCACCAGATTCAGCAGGGCCGTTTCCCATACGTGAGCTGTAAACCAAGTTAGCGATAAGTTCAGCCTTACCCGCTATGTTATTAGCCACAGCTGTAGGTACTAGCTTTCCGTTCTCCTTAACAGGTTTCTTATCAGCACCTAAGACAGCAAATCTATTAGGCCAACAAGCAGCCAAAGTAGCTGCACGATAGTTCAAGTTCTCAGTGAGCATTGTGTACCCGCCGGACTCATGTGCTGTCTGAGCAATGAAAGAAGCTACTCGCTGAGGCGTGTTAATCTCGAACTCATCACTCGTCTTCTGTACAGCTTCTAGCCACTTAGCAGGGTCTTTAACGCCAGCTGCTTTGAGATGTTTCTCTTCAATTTGCATTGCTGTTCATCTCCTTTTGCTTCTTGTCTACATCTTCCTGAGCTTTGTTAGATGAGCCGTAGAAGAAACGAATCAAACTGTTAACAGCTGTACCGATCAAGAAACCTAAGATAATGTTAATGAAATCCCTGTTATGGTTGTTGATAGGCATAAACGAAACCATAAAGAAATACAAGAACGATGCCGCTGTCATGTTTTCTTTCATTTTGTTGTTAATTTTTAGAGGGCACGTATCTTAATACGATTCGATCATCTTGTCAAGATACCAACGAGCCTTTTTGAGGTCTTCCACACCGTTTTTGTCCATGAATCTCATTAAGTACTGCATAAGTTGTACATAATCTGAGATAAATAGAGAGCAACCCTGAGTGGCTAAACCATCAGCGTAACACTTATCTACTAACTTCTCAATTACATCACGAACTTCGATGCCTTTGTCCTCGAATAGCATGTAATGCTTTGGTTTACTTACAACATCGTAGGCTGCTGTACCATTTAAGCCAGCTTGCCACTCTTCGATTTCTTTGATTGTTGGTTTACTTGCCATATTTTCTTTCCAAATATTCGATTGATAAGAACATCTCGTCAAAGTGTCCATCCTCTACCTCGTTCATCACCAGTAAGCCACGCCAATGACGATTACTCAGCTGATCCATGTAATCTTCATCATGGAGGTAATAACTGCCAGCGACAATAGCACAGATAGGTTTTCCATCAGCACGTTTACCGTAAGCAATTTGCTTTCCTTGTTGATGACCAGCGACACAAGACATGTGAAGCTTGCTAATAATAGCGGCAGGAGAAGCAGCAGGGCGTCCCATGGCTCCAACAGGCCAGTAGTGGCTAAAACCAACACCATTAATGAAAACAGGATGAAGAAACTCATGCACTTCCCAATCTTTCAAGTCTAAGTCATCATAGGTCAGTAGACCTTCAAGCATAGGATTGTTGTTAACAGCCCTTGTAAGTCGATTCTCATGGTTACCCTTCAAAAAGACCATACGAGGCTTGTAAGGCTTGTGTTTGGACTTCTTCTGTGTCTCCTGAAGATCTTTGAGAGGCTTTAGAAGCACTTCCATGCCTTTGTTACCTGCTTCTACGTCAGCTAGATAGCGTTTACCTTCAAAGTACTTGCTACCTGCTTTGTCGTGGCTGGAGAGACTAGGGAAGTCCCAATGATCCCCTAGGTGTACAACCACATCGGGACGGTACTCACAAATAGCTTTCCCTGCCCATGTTAGATGATCCTGAGCTGCGTCAGGCTTGCATTGTGTGTCTGGAATTGTCAAAATTCTCATTCTTTGTCCCATTCATTTAATTTATCATAGACTTCATTCGCTTGACTTTCAAAACCCCATTTAAAGGCTTCCCAAATCAATCCGAACATAGTTCCTATGATAACTACACATCCTAAAGGAGTCCCTAAAAACAAAACCGTACTTTTACGTAAGAATTTGTAAAGGATTCTCATGCTTCACCTTTTGTTCGGATTAAATCGGCTTTGGTTGTCTGACGAATAGCCGTTGCCTCGCCCTTCCAAACAGCCCATGCGTCACGAAAACGATTCTTAAACCACAATGCTTGTTCTGGCAAAGCAGGCTCCCAATGTTTCCCATCTGGTGATGATTGGCATTGGCTTTCCATAAGTTCTTTCACGGTCATCATGCGAAGAGATCCTTAGTTGGCTTACCGAACATCTGTGATTCATAGACCTCAGGATGAGCTAAGAGGAGCTGTTGTAACAGGTTGTCATTCAAGCATCGTCCGTATCCTGCGAAGGGCTTACCAGTGCGTTCATCAATCTCATTCAAAGGATATTCAACTGAGTAGTACACTTGCTCTTTGATGTCGTATCCGTAATGAAGACTCATGACATCTAAGATCTGATCTAAGACCTCCATCCAAGTACCTTCGTGTGGCTCAAGGAGTGTCGTGTGCTTTACAGGGAAGTACTCACCATCGCTAGTGAACGCAGGTGTGTAGATCTCAAAACCCCAGTAACCATCTTCGTAACGAGCAGGGTCTTCGATCTCTATAAATACAGTTGGTTTGTACCAAAGTTTTTTGAAGTTCTCAAGCTGCTTAGTAAAAAACATTGATAATTCTAAGAAGTTCATGGTCTTTTCCTTTTCAGGTTGTTTGTTAATGATTTTGTGAAAATATTGCTCCAAGGCTTTATGTGTCATAGAACTCTCCGTCCATAGGATGATACACGACATAAGCAGTCTCAAAGATTCCGTTACCGTAGTCCTTAACAACTGGTGATGTCTCTATCATTCTACACCCTAATCGAGGATGATCTATGACGTACACCTTGTACCCCTTAGTCCAATCAGGGATGAACATGGGAGGCTTATAGTGAACTATCAACTTCGCCATGATACTTCTTCCCTTCTTCAATGCCTTGTTTCAAGGCTGTGATGATACCTAAGTGCAGAAGAGCCAGGCGTTCCTCATCGCTCATATCGAACGTGTAAGTAGCGCTACCGTCTTCGTGCTCCTTAACCAATTTTAGATCCATCGCTTACCTTTCGTCTACGTTCCTTAATCCAGTCTTCAGGAATCATTTTATCAGCGTACATGAAACCGTTTT